TCGGTAAGACGTTTCCAATATCCCAATTGCTGCGCAATCCGCCTTCCTCTTGACTGCGTAACCACCACGGGACCTCAGTTGAGGCTAATCCCTTCATCGCCGAAGCAAGATTGCGGATCGCGTCGCCAATCGAGTTGACCGTATCCCTAAACCCCATCCAGTTGGTGGCATATGCCAACACCAACCCGCCAATAACTAAGAGGATGCCAATCATCGGCGCAGCCGCGACCATCCACGCGCCAAACGCGGCAGCAAGTCCCGTGACAGCCGTCGCAATTGCCGTGATTGCCGCCGGGATCGCTTGTATTGCCAGCACTCCGCCGAGTACCCCTACCCCAACGGCAATGGCAACAAACGTGTCTGTTGGAATACTTGCTAGAGCGTCCCCAATCGGTTTAGCAAGGTTGTCCCAGAAGAATGCCACCAGCCGGTTGATCGCATAGTTGGCATAGAAGGTCATCGTATTCCACATGACCTCCCACTGCTGCGGTGGCACGCTCAGCGCCGCGATCAGCGCGCCAATCGCCAAGACCGCCAATCCTATCGGACTGGTCAATGCCCCGATTAGAATGGAGATCCCGCTCATAGCCGTTGCCGCAAAGTTGATCACCGTGCCCAGAGCCAGCAGCCCAGCACCCAGCCCAGCCACCGCCAGCACCACGTTGATAATCGTGCTGACCGCTTCAGGGTTGGCCGCCGCCCACGTGTTGATCGCGTTGACCACGTCTGTAATCTGTTGCACCAGCGGTCGCAGTACATTGTTCATGAATGGGGTGAATACCGTGATTTGCAGCGTCTCAATCGACCCGCCGAGGCTGCTCATCGCCCCCTCAAACGTGTTCATCCGCGCCTCGGCGACGCTCGCCGCGTCTGCGCTGGCATCCATCGCATTGAGCATGGTTTCTATGTCAATCGAACTGGTGAGCGCCGTCAGCCCCACCACCCCGAACGACCCCGCCAGTTCTTGAAAAGCCCGCTGACGATCTTCATCGGTCATGTTCCGCGCGGCCCGCTCAATATCTTCTAAGACGCGCGGGAGCGGCCTCATATCGCCGTTCGCTTCGTACAAAGATGTTCCGAACATGCGCCACGCTGTAGCCGTGTTTTCAGTGCGTCGCGCCATGTTCAGCAGCATCGACTTCAACTGCGTGCCCGCTTCCGCGCCTTTAATGCCGTTTTCGGCGAAGATTGCCAGCATTGCCGCTGTCTGCTCGACGGAGAGGCCAAACTGTGCCGCCACGCCGCCCACGTTCGCAAAGCCATCGGCGAGGCTGCCCATATCCGCGCTTGACGCGCCTGCCGCGCGGCTCAATGCATCGACGACCGACCCCGCCTGATCAACTTCCAATCGGAAGCTTGCTAGAATGTTTGTTATGTTATCCGCTGTGGTGCCAAGATCCTCGCCGCTCGCCGCCGCAGCGGTCAGCACCGTTGGCAGCGTTGCCATCATCTGCTCGACCGTCTGCCCGCTGGCCAGCAGTTCCAGCATGGCGTCCGCCGCATCCTGCGCGCTGAAAACCGTGTCCGCGCCCATCTGCAGCGCGAGCTGCCGCACCTGTTCCAGTTCTTCGCCCATCGTGCCCGTGCGCGCGCTGATCTCTGCCATGGAACTGTCGAAGCTCATAGCGGTTCGCACGCCCTGCGTGCCAAACGCCACCAGCGGCGCGACTGCCGCGCTGATCGCCAGTCCCAACCCTTGCAGCTCGCCGCCGACGCGCCGCATGTTGTTCACAGTAGTCTCTAAACCACTGTCGAATTGTCTGAGTGTGTTTGTCGCCGTGTCGCGTAATTCGAGCGTCCCGAAAAGCGAGGCAACTTCAATCGCGTTAAACAAGGCTGATCCCTCCTACCATCAGCCTACCCTCACCCACGCCGAATAACGCGCAATAAAAAAACGGGCTTTCGCCCGTCACTTCTTTCCCTGCGGATACTTTTGCTCATCCGCCCACATCACTTGTAACACATCTTCCACGTCGCTGGCGGGCATGGCGTCGACCTCCCCCGGCGTCACATGCAGCCATTGCGCAATTCTGATCCGGTTGATCCGCAGCGCCTCATCCGGGTCGAGCGTCACCTGTTTGGGGAACAAGCGGCGCATGTACATCGCCTCGCCTAAGCTTTTTTTTCGCCCGGCGCTGGCGGCTGCGCGGCCGCCATGATTTCCTCATAGCACGACTGCGGCAGGTGATCCAGCCACCCCGCCTGCCCCACGCTGACGCCTTTCGGTAGCCAGCCATCGGGCACACTCACGACGATCTTGCCCATTACCACGTCGATCGCGTCGAGGCACTTCTCGACCTGATCGGCGTCCATTTCCCGCTGTGCCTGTTGCAGCCGCATCGACAGCACGGCGATCTGTTTGCTCTCGCCATGCGTGATTCTGCTGCGATCAATCACAATCCCGTCTGCCACCGCTTTCCATCCTTCGCTATTCCCCTCTCCGCCTGGAGAGGGGGAGACCATTACTAGCTGTACACGCCGCCCGCAAACATATTGACGCTCGGCGCGTCCGCTCCATCCAACGTCAGGCTGAACTGCACGGCGTCTTTCGTCACGCGCACGCCGTGATCGTTGCTCGACACGATCATATCCTGCACGTGGCGCGGCTTGCCGCTCACGTTGTCTTCCGGCCCATACTCCACGGTGATCCGCGTGCCCGGCGCCAGCTTCGAAATGTACGTCTGCACGGCCGTCACGTCATACATGAGCGTAACGGACATGCTCACATCATTCAGCCCGGCGGCGCGCATATTCCAATCCACGCCGCTGCCCGCCGTCGTGTCCACCGTCGCATTCGACGCGGTCAGCGTCACGTCGACGAAATACGCATCGACCTCGGTGGAGTCAAACTTGAGATAGACGGTGTTATCCGCGTATGTTACCATTACACTCTCTCCATTCTGAAGCGGAAACGGTGCCCGGCGTGGTAGATCTGCCCGCCGTCGACCGTCTCCAACATGTGTACAATCCCCTCTTGCTTCACATTGAGCACGTACCAGTCCGCGCCGCCGTTCAGTGCCTCGCTGCTGCTGTAATCCGCGTCATTCAGCAGCGTGCTGATCCGCCCTGCCCCGACGAACGCCTGCGCCAGATTGTCCGTCACGATCTTGACCTGCAGCACGATTTCGGCGTCTTGCACCACGCGCGCGTTGATCTCGCCACCGCCCGCATAGCTAAACACGCAGTAGGGCTTAGCCGTGCCCACTTTGGCGAGGTCGGGGAACACTTTCACGCCCCACACTTCGCTCTCTTCGGTGAGCTGCTGCTGTACCGCTCGATACAATGCCGCGATCGCCGCTTCAGCCATTACCGGAACACTCCGAAATCTCGCGCATACGCCGCGAATTTGCGCTGTCGCCACACCTCAAACACGGGTGTGATAAATGGACGCGGCCCCATGTTCTCCGTCCCAAATTCGAGCCACTTGCCATACACCACCCCATCATGCACAAACAGGCGCAGCGGCCGATCCGGCGTCCACTTGATCGACGCGCGCAGCGCCCCGGTATCGACGTTCGGCGGATAGCCCTCTTGGCTGGCCACATGGCTGCCGCTGCCCCGCTGATACGTTTCGCCCGCCGGTGATGTATTGAAGCTCAGCACAATGTCGCCGACGATCTCCGTCGCCATCCCGCGCAGCATCTGATCGGCTCTGTCTGGCGTGGTGCGGATCAGCTGCTCCAGCTTGCGCTTGTTGATCTGCACGGCCATCTAGTCGCGCCCCTGGCACACGGCCTGCTGAAACACTTCATCGGTCAGCTGCGTCTCAATCCGGGTGATGTCATACGTCACCCCATTGACCGTCACGCGCATATCCACCGCCAGCTCGACCGTCGCGCCCACGACTAAGCGATATTCACGTTTCATCGTCTCTGCGCTGCCCGCCTCCGCCACGCCGCCGCCGTAGCGCTGCCCCAACATGATGATCCGGCACGGCACATCCGACGCCGTGACTTCCCATGCATGGATCGGCTCGCCATATTCGCCGCGCGTGCTCACTTCACGTTCCAGCAGACACGTATCGGTGAGAAACGTCCCGGCGACTCTCTGCATCATGGCAACGACTTGACTTGAGGCAGGCATAAGACCCTTTCTATCAACTGTCCGTGTACGGCTCTTCGGTCGCCAAGCTGTCCACGCGGTACGTGTTGACCACGCCCGCGCTGATCGCCGCCACGCCCAATTCCCGCCGCTTCTCCGCCAGCAGTGCCGCGTAGCCATCCCGCGCCGCCTTGTTGTCCACCTGCAGCCAGTCCGCCTTAAAATTCGTCTGACTGAGCCGCGCCATTATGAACTTGATCGACGCTATCA